CGACCACTCACGCAGATGCATGGCGAGGGCCCGTGTCTGCTACCCATGGATCCGAACTGGAAAATGTGGCAGTTAACTGGACTTTCACGTTGGGGGGGACAAGGGGAGCACTGAAGACAGTGCTGGTGCCTTGTTGCACTTAGTGAGAGCGTCCGACCCATATACCAGGAGGGGACAACCGGCGTCGAACTGCTTGCAGTACGCCGTGTATCAAGTCATTATGTGGGCAATCCTCCAGCCTATATGCTCACATTAGTCGGCTGCTCTGTGCTTCTCAGGGGGAAGTAGGAGGTTAGTAGTGTGGTGGGGGCAAGTCTGATTACCCAGTTGGATTTGTCGTCTAATACTGTCATATGAGAATCTCTGAGGGACCTTAGTGAGAGGGCCTACGGGTAATGGTGTGGAGCTTACGGGCCTTACCGTTTATCGGACACATCTCAACCCCATGGACATTTCGTAAAACCATGAGCGCAAAATCTCAGGGTGGTGGAGGTGGACGTGAGGAGGAACGTAGTGGTGGAGAGAGGCAGGGAAAACGGGTTGCCCGCCCGAGGGGCGGGCAACGGTCGGAGAACCAGGTGAGCAACAGCCTCAAAGATTCATTGCTCAACCTGGTGGACGAGAACTCGCACCTGAAGCGTCAGGTGGCGATGTTAGAGGGTTCGCTCAGACCCGTCGAGGCGAAAGTGAGCACGAACGACCTGTCGTTCGCCATCCCCGAGCAGTTTCAACAATGGGGTTTGTGCTTGAGCGACGCTTTGGGATTTACACGCAGATTGTGCCGCGGTCTTTTATTAATATTGATTATTTTGATCGCAGCCCAAGTTATTCTACACCTAATGTTGAGACTCCAGTACCTGATGCTCGCCGGAACGCTAGTCGTAACGGTCGCAGGCATCTCAAGTGCAGTGTGGCTACTCTATTACCTGAGCAAGGTGATATCGTGGGTCCCATATGCGCACTGTCTCTCAGTGTTTCTCATTAGTGTGTGGTTTGCAACAATTTCCGTTGTTACAGCGGTCGCCTACTACTTTGGATGGTGGTCAATACTGTCTGAAGGCCTTGAGGCACTCCCTTTGCTACTTCGGTGGCTATCGTGGAGGCTGTTGGCAACTATAATTGTTGCAATTACGTGGATCCCAGCGGAAACAGTGATGATGGTCCTGTGGGGTGCAAGCGAGTGGAAAGTCGGCCGTGAAATCAAGGTTCCTGATCTTGATTATAGATCGGTTGAATCTGACGGTGCGACCATGTACCGCCGCAACCCCCACTTGTATCAAATTGCCAAGGGTGGTCCCCTTCGTCGATGGCTAATGCGTCCGCAAGTTGTGTCTGCGACATTGTTCAACGAATTGAACAACGTGACCAACATTGCAGAGCCAATCGAAATAACCACAGCAAGTAGTAGAGTGTTGCGCTTTCATAAGCTCAACATTCCTAATTGTTGTATGGTCGTTAATGGTCGTACAGTTGATCTTACCTGTGTTGTGGCTGATACCGTGACACTCTTCTGTGAATACCATCGATGCCGGCGGGCATCGTTAAACTAATCGCCCCAACGCCTTGCAACAAGAGGACTGTCTGTTTTGGTTACTATGTAGATGAGGTTCCGTTGCCTCCGAGACAGCCTCTAAAGGATGATCTCCGAATTGTATATAAGTCCGAGCGTTTTAATCGTGTATATATGCAAGTGTCGTTGGGTCCCGTTGTGGATTGTGCAGCATTGCCGATGGCTGACATCAAAGACGTGAGGAACGTCATTGCGGCAGTCGAGCAAAGGATCGGGAGGAGAGTCCCCAAAGCCTCAGTTATACGGCTCAGGCAATTGAGGCATTTTGTACGGGTGTGGCTCTCCAAGCATCTCACGCCCCTTGCTGGTGTTGATAGTGTTGAGGCATGGCTAAGCGAAACTCATTATAGTGAAGCGCGTAAGCGTGAACTTCGTAACGCAGC